ACGGATTACCTATTGGAACACCTTTAGGTACAGGCCAGGGTGGAGCACCGCAGCCACGTAGTTCAACTAGAGCACCTGCTGATGGATCATATGCTAAGTCATCAGATCCACGAGTAAGCCAAGGTACAGCAGGAGATCCAGCACCTAAGGGTGAGAATGCTACAAGCAATTCTGCTGTATTAAGAATTCTATCTAGCCCTAAGCTTCCAGGAGTTAAGCTTCTGGTATATGCAGATGGGACAGTTCAATTCCAATTCTCTAATGGTACCAAGTCATTGCGTAAGAAGTTTGATTGGAAGAAGTTCCAGAGTACAGGCTGGGGCGTAAGCAAGAAGGAAAAGGGTGTTAAGTAAGTTATGAATCAGTTCACACAGGAGTTTCGTGATGCTCTGGTGGAACTTGGTGCAAAAGGTTGGACACCTAACCCAGAGGCCAAGGAGCCCGAGTTTGTTAAGTTTGCTGGTAAAGAGTTGAAACCAGGAAAGTATGGAAGAGCTAAAGGATATGCTAAGGCATTCCTTATAGTTGATTCTGATGGTTTAACTTATTACCAGAATAAGCATGGAGACGTAAGCAAAAGGCTTACTGAGAAGGCATTCCTTACTCACTGGGATGCTGGAATGTCAACTTATTTGGGAGAAATTTAAATTCTGCCGATGATATCTATTGTTATGACAATGGAGGTATATGGTGAGCGATCTAGTAATTATTCCTAGTAAGGATTCTGTAGCTTACGATGAGATGGATGAAGCTCGTATTGAGCTATCTCGCAAGAGTACAGGAACCTTATTCAGGAAGCATATCCTATCTAAGGGTGATCTGATTCATCCTGCAACAGGTAAGAAGATTAAGATTGATGATGCTTTCGTAAAGCAGTTGAAGAGTAACTTCGATAATAAGGTATGCCCTATCGTTCAAGTACCTCTTGCTAACGACTCTAACCAGCATGTAGAAGATCCTGATCGTAATGTTGGAGAAGTAATTGACGTAGAGATCAGTGGTGACAAGGTATATGCAGTTATTGATGCACGTAAGTCTGTAGATAATTTCAAGAACAAGACTTACATTGGTGCCTCTGCAATGCTTTCACTTGACTACACAGATACTTCAACAGGTAAGAAGTCTGGTCCTACATTATGTCATGTTGCGGTTACTAATAGACCGTACATTACTAATTTAGAGGATTATGAAGAAATAGTTAAAGCATCAGCCGATAATTCAGAAGAGGCGGTTCTACTAACTGAACCGGTTGAAACTGTTGTAAACGACGATTCCGGTTCAGAGAACGAACCAGAGGTAGAGGAGCACAAAACAATGACTAAGGAAGAGCTTATTGCAGCTCTGAAGGATGAGCACAGCATTGATGTTGTAGCTCTTCAGGCTGAGGCAGCTAAGCCAGCCGCTACCGACTCAACTGCCGAGCTTTCAAACAGGCTTGTAGCAGCTCTAACAGATGCAGGTGTTGTAAAGCTATCCGCTGATGACACTTCTGCCCCTGTTGAGCAGGTTGTTGGTGCTGTAGTAGAGCTAGCTAGCGATAACGTAAAGCTAACTAACCGAATTGATGCTCTTGAGCTATCAAACCGTGAGAAGGATGCCAAGGCTGAAGTTAAGGCTAAGGTAGCTGAAGGATTCATTGACCCTGCTAGCGCAGATGCAATGATCGAGCTTTACATGAGTAATACTGATCTATATAACAAGCTTCTACCAGCCGAGCCAAAGGTTAATCTAAGTGGCCAGGCTGTAGGTACTTCAACTGATGCTGAAGATTCAAAGGTAGAGCTAGATGTAAACGCTGAAGTAGCCCGTCTAAGCGCTCTAGGCGTCTAAAGAAATTATAATAGAGAGAGGTTGATTAGACATGGCAACGGATTCTTTTGAGAAGATTCCTTCACCAGGTTACAGTAGCCCTACCCATTCATATGCTCCAACTGAGATTCTTTACTCAGCAGTTGGTCTGCGTCAGAAGGGTGTGACACTAGCTGCTAACCAGGGAATTCTTCCAGCAGGTACAGTTCTAGCACAGCATTCAACAACTAAGCGCTATCACGTATACAACAACGCTGGTTCTAACGGACTAGATACTGCTGTAGGCGTATTGCGTCGTGCCGCTGATACTCGTACAGGCGAGCAGCAGGGTAATATCGTAATCAGTGGAGCCCTAAAGCTCTCACTTGTTTCAGGTGCAGATGCTTCCGCTATCACTGACCTTAACGCACGTACTAGCTCTGCAATGGGAACATTCATCTTCTAGTATATGCTTTACAAATTTGGAGCCTTTTGGGGCTCCTTTTTTGTTATCTAGAATTAGTTGTTTATGTTTTCTTACTTTCAAAAGAAAACTTGCCGATACTTAAATTAGACACAGACCAACTGGAAGAGCCAAAGTAATGGCGGTGCAGGTCGGGCCTCTTTGAGGTCGCTACTTATTTTTTTGGGAAAGCAAAAACTGCGGCCCCTAATTAAAAAGGAGACTCAAAGTGCCAGATATTAGTCTATTGGAGCCTTTGGTTCTATTGGGCGTCGTAGAAAAGCTACCCGCCGCTCAGAACATGATTCTGATGAATAGCACACCAAAGCGCCAGGTACCAACACAGACATTCTCATGGGACATCATTCGCGGTTCTCGTATGATGGCAAAGCCAAACGTTCCTAACTCTGAAGCCCACATCGTAGGTCGTCTAGGCCGCGAGCAGGCAAGTGCTAGCTTGCTATACGTTCGTGAGAAGAAGGTTTTCGAGCCTACTACTCTAATGTGGCTACGTGAGGTTGGAACTGTAAACGGTAAGGTTAACGCAGAGCGTGAAGTTGTTCGTGAGCTTCAGGACCTAAACAGCCGTATCGATGCATTCGTAGAGTACACTCTATGGAAGGCAATTGGTGGTAACCTAGTTCTTGACTTCCCAGATGTTCAGGCAAGTATTGATTACAAGTTCCCAGCAGATCACAAGGTTAACGCAACTACTGCATGGGCAACTGCTTCACCATCTGATATTATTGAAGATGTTCAGGCATGGCGTAAGCTTATCCTGAACCATGGTCGTGTAAACGCAAACAAGGCTTATGCTACACAGAAGACTCTTGACCGCATTATGCACAGCTTCGCAGCTAACGCAGATGTAAACGGATCTCTTGTGCTACAGGCTGGTGGAGCGCTATTATCTGACCGTCTAAAGGATGCATACGTAGCTACAGGTACTCTACCAGGATTCCTAGGACTTGACTGGACTGCTGTAGAGCATGTATACGAGGCTGATAACGGTGATGAAATCGGATACCTAGCAGATGACACAATCATCCTTGGTAACTTCGACACTAACCGCCCAGTTGAACTTGTTGAAGGTCCAACTGCCGACTTCAGCGCACCTGCTAACTTCATTGGTCGTTTCTCAAAGAGCTGGACTGAGCCAGACCCTTCAGGTCGTCAGATCCTAATTGAGTACAACTTCCTACCGATTGTTACTCGTCCTGAGCAGTTCGTAATTGCAGACGTAACTCCTTAATCTGCCTGATCCATCTTGAAGCCACCCAGTATTGCACTGGGTGGCTTCTTGCTGTAGTATGAGTATAAGAAATCTACGCACAGTAGTTGTTGGATACATGATTCACCCTGTGCTACACTAACTTAAGCTGCTCGATTATTACGGGCGCTCACATTAAGGAATAAACTTTGTCACAACCTACCGAATGGACTGATGAAAACAAGAATAAGCTTCTTCAGTGTTCAACTGTGGAGGACTTTGAACTTGCTTTTCCAGGCCGAAATGTTGAAACACTAAAGCGCCGTCAGCGTGAATTTAGAAATCTTCTGGATACTCACTTAGAAGAAATTGATAAAATTGCTGAGCAAGGAAGTATTTCTCTTACTGGCGATACTGGTGTAATTAAGACTGGTGCTGTACCTGAGCCTATTACTGACTGGACAGATACTATCAAGCTGTGGGGTCTTGACCCTGAGCAGTTTGAAGTAATTCAGCCCGTAACGATGAAGGCTTGGGGAAAGCCAGGAGAGTTCAGATATAGCTACGCTGCTAGAATCCAAAAGAAGGAGGAAGTAGCTAAGCCTATTGAAGATACTCTTGACATTGCAGGGTGGCGCGAAACCCTAAAGGCTATGTCTAGTAATCCTGCCAGGAAGATTTATAATGGAACTGGGCTTACTTATACCATCCTGGTAGCAGATCCTCAGATCGGTAAGCCAGGTACTCAAGAGGCTCTAGCTAACTGGTCAAACGGTATCGAGGGTCATTCAGATAGGATTCGCAATCTTATCGATTCAGGAATGCCTATTGATGGTATTGCTCTTGCCTTTATGGGTGATGAGCATGAGGGTGCTGTAGGTAACTACTCATCTCAGCCTTATGAAGTTGAAATGGGGTACTCAAAGCAAATCGAGCTAGATTTTGATATGCGAGTATGGAGTATCAGGCAGCTTCTAGGTTTTAATCTACCTATGCAGATTTCTTCTGTACCATCTAACCATGGTGAGCATACTCGTTTCGGATCTAATAAGGTTCTCACTAGTATCTATGATAACAGCTCTACTATGGTAGCTAGCCTGGCCAAGAAGGTATTTGAAGGTACTCACGTCAATGATCTACTAACGTGGCACATTGCAGAGGATCGTCAGGATACTAACCTAGACCTTAGCGGTATCAAGGCTAACTTTACTCATGGGCACATTGCTCATGGTTCTGGTACTAAGACTGGTGGAATCAGTTCTAAGAATGCTATCGAGAAGCAAATTCTTGGTAGGTTCGAAGAGATTGGTAATACTGAACTATTCTTCACAGCTCATTATCACCACTTCAATACATTAGAGGATCGTGGACGTACCTTCTTCGGTTGCCCAGCCCTTGAAGCTGAGAAGTCAAGTAGGTGGTTCTATGATGGATCTGGTGTATGGTCAAGGCCAGGTATGCTAGGTATGGCTGTAGGATCTGCTGCTGGTGAGCGTGGATGGACTGAACTTTCTGTAATCTGATAGAATTGTTCAGTTTTCTTAAGTAGTTCTAAAAACTGAACAAGTACACTGTTGACTATATAAGCCATAAATGAACCGATTAACTTAATAGTAAGCAGTGTATAATAGCCGGGCGCTTACGAGCGTTCCGGCTATTTTCTTTATTAGGCAGGTCACGGTGGAGGTTCAGGGTGTGCTAGATGCAATTGGTCCATGGATCGGTACAATCGGTCCTTTGCCTTTGCTATTCATTGCGCTTGCTCGTGGTTGGCTATTAACGCCAGCCGGTATGCAAAAGGCATTCGAGTCGCAAGAGGCTAGAATTCAAGAAGCTAAAGCTAACGCTGATGCAAGAATTGCAGATGCCAAAGAGCGTGAGAGAGAATGGAAGATTAAGGCAGATGAAACTCTCGCTATTGTGCAGTTACAGGGAAAGCAGCTTGACGTGGTAACCGAATTAGGGGAGACCTCAGTTAAACTGCTTGAGGCAGTTCACGGCAGATATAATGGCGTAGCTGAAGAGCAGAAGGTTCGCACAACTCACGTAGTGCGTCCAGGCAGGGAGGGATAGAAATGACTATCCACAATGAGGACGAAAAGCGTGGCGAGGATCTTGATGAGATCCAGCACAGAATAGAACAAGCTAAGAAATCTACTAGTGAGCGCTCAGAGAAGGTTGACGATTTAACTAGTAGGTTTAGGGAACTTAGGCGAAAGAATCACTTTAGGCTTATGCTAGAAGAGATTTTCAATGATTAGGGGGAGGCAACAATGATAGAGCTATGGGGCGATATTGGCTTCCTTGTCTTTACTGCATGTTCAATGGTTTTCACTTTGCTCTTCTTGACTCTATCAAGATGGTATAAGTCATTTACCGCTACA